GGATACCGTTCCAAGCGCGGTACAAGGAGGTGCTTAGTGCCGGCAAGATCAGGCCTTTGATTATCTATGATAAGGCTATTGACATGCTTGCACCTTTGCACAAGATGCTTTATAAGCATCTTTCCAGGCAATCCTGGTGCCTTGTCGGACCGCCGACGGCGGAGAAGATATCATCTGTTTGTAGGTACAGATATCAGACCAGCATTGACTTGGTCAGCGCTACTGATAATCTGTCCCTCGAGTCCACAGAGGCCATCCTCGGGTCGCTACTTAGTAAGTGCGAACGGGTGCCTGGCGGCATACGTGAGCTAGCTCACTTGTCGCTTCGCCCCTTAGTAACGGTGAACGGTGTGATCGAGGGCGAAGTGACCCACGGACAGATGATGGGAGCATACCTCTCTTTTCCCTTGCTCTGTCTGCAATCTTACCTGGCAGCTCGCTGGGCCATGAGGGGCCGCAAGGCTTCCTTCTTGGTCAACGGTGATGACTGCTTGGTAAGTTCAGATGCTTACGTGTCGTCTGAATCGTATCCTTCCGGTTGGAAGTTAAACGATAAAAAGACGATACGAAGCGAAGTGGTAGCCGAGGTCAACTCGACTGCCTTTCTGAGCGGGGGTGGTAGGTGGCGCGAGGTACGCCATCTGAGGAGAGGCGGATTTCAAACCGATTTTAAAGGGATGATGCATGCCGCAAGCGCGGTACGTTTTTCCCGCGAGTGGACGGACGCGTTTGTCCGCTCTCGAATCGGAAAGAAATGGGGTTTCCTACCCCACCAACTCCGGCTTCATCCTAAGTCGTATCCTGCTTTTTGCAGGACTCGGGAGATGTGGCATAGGCTTTACACGCCTTTACCGCTTGCCCCTTCTCAGGAAAGAAGTCCGGAGATCCTTGGCCTACGTAGGGCCTTGGATCCCGACGAACGGATTGCTTTTACTGCTTGGCAGTGGCAAAACGGTCGGGATGGTGGTAGGAAGAGAGACGTCTATTCGCCTAGCGTGGGCGAGTTACGTAGGACGTACGCGTACAGGGTTGTGAAGCCCTGGTCCCGACTTAGCTACGTGTCTAAGTTGGCATCGTTAAAATACGATGACACGTACGGAAAGGTAGAGGACGATATGCAATTCGTTCCTGACGAATACATATCGTTAAGAGAGATGCGTGCCATTAGGGAAAAGTCCTGCTTTATCCCACAGGTTGATGGCTAATTCACATCGGTCTCTTGGCGTCCCATAGTTCTGGCAACAGAATTGTCGCGGGGCGAACGACGTCACATGCTGATAAGCAAGCGATAGTGAGGATCTCTCCTCCGCCGGTACGTTGGTCCCTGCTCCGAATCTGGGGCACATCAGCTATCAAGTGATCGGCGGTCGATAATCCGACCGATACAGGGGGAACTCCTCTCGCGCTAAAAGAATGTGTGACGTCCGACGCAGGGTGGGACGTTGTTAA